TCTTAACTCTAATAAGTAATCGTCTTACATTGATTCTATCAAGAGCACTTGATTTTTTCTGTAATGTTTTTTGTCCAAACACCGTTACCCCTTGTCCAGGGAATGTTGCGATTGGATTAACATTTGAATCATATAAATCATCACGATTACCTTGTGTTAATTTTCTTTCAGCTTGTATAGCAGTTGTGATTCCACCACGATTCAATCCAGCAGGAGCGAACCAGGGGTGTGCAACTCTATCATTGAATGCATAGATTCCACCAATTACAACTGAAGGTGGCACCCATCTTTGAGTTCCAGCAACTTGTGAATCAGGTACTTTAACCCACGGCCAATACATAGCTGCAAAGTTTGAATCTCTTGATTCTGCTTGTGCTGTTGTGACTGCTAATGTTGAATCGAAAGGAACTGGGTCAATAACAGCGAAACAATCACCTCTTGATTCACAAACATCTATGATTTTAGAAGCGATAGATGTGTGTGTATTTGATATTATACCAGGAGTTAATATTAAATTAATATCATATTCATCTTGGTTTGCAAGTAAATCGAGAGCATCTGTGTATCCATTTTTACCTTCATCATCTGTTTCAGGCAATAAACCTTGTGATTGCAATCCGATGTTTTCGTAGAAGTTAATTGGTTGTGTTGCAGTTCCTTTAAAGTTACCTAAAGCATCAAAACCACTCACACCATCTAAACCACCATCAAATCCACCATTTTTTGAACCACTACCAACAGTCGGTAATGAAGATGAGTTAGCAGGAACTCTTACATTTCCGTTTTCATCTAAATAATCTACTGTAGGTGTATTAACATTTTTAACTCTTACAAACCTTGATTTATTTGCATATGAACCACTTAATTGTAAATATTTAACACCATTATCTGTTCTAACAGTTTGTTTTTGGTCACCTATTACTTTTGAAATATAATTAATAGAATTAGGGTCTAATGTTACATTGTTAAATGTTTCAAGAGTTTGTTTTCTCTTGATATTATCATTTCCAGCCCTAATTGCTAAGTTGAAAGTACCTTTGTTATCATTTTTAGAAAGTACTTCAAATCTAATATTATGTTTCGAACCACTTAATAACACATTGTTTGTAGTTTTTGTTGTATCAGCATTATTCATAATAGTTCCATCAGCTAATGCTTCTAATTCTAAACAAACTGTTTCAGTTCCTGCAGTATCAGTACCACCAGTCAATGTAAGTCCATCGGAATCAGAACCTTTAGCAGGAGCAGTTCCAAATGTACTTGGAGTATTTTGTGATGATGTTACAAATGTAATACCATTATTACCAGTTCCAGCTGATGAGCCTGAAAATACTATTTCTCTACCACTACCTGCAGGTTTTTGTGAAGCAACTATATTTAAGGATGAAACAGCATTTATCTCACTAACTAAGTTAGCAACTTGTGAACCTGTATTTGCTGGACCACCGGCTTCGAAAAACCTAATTGAATCATCTGAGGCGTCACCACCACCATCTGCTGAAGCAATAAATGTAAATACATCACTTCCTTGTGTTATTTTATATCTTTCTCCTGAACCCGATACTAAGAGTGTCATAGAACCAGTAGCTGTAGCTACTCCAGTCACTGTAGTGCTAGCTGCTGTTAATATATCAGCACTAGCAGGTGCGACAGCACCAGTTGCACCATCTGCCATTATCCTTACAACGGTTAATGTGTTTGAGTTTTTTAAATATTCTTCAGCTGCATGTGATGTTAAAAACTGAACGGATGTTGAACCACTTTTCACTACATCTCCAAATTTTGCTTGGAAATCAGAAAATGATGTTACAACAGTTGGTATTCCTGCAGGACCTTTGAGGGTTGGTCCGATAATCGCAGCTCCAATGTCAGCCACAGCAGCCGGTAAAAAAGACTGGTCTATTTCATTTGTAAATACACCAGGACTTATAATTTTTTCGGCCATTGAATTTCTCCTAAGTTAACTTTATTTGAGGTAAATATACTATTTTGCGCATTAGTATTATTCATATATAAATATATGATTAAATTCTCAAACAATGATTTTTTTTTGATTATTCAGATTTATTTTCAGTTGTTTCAACTGGTGTGAACACACCTGTTTCAGGATTTAAAGTTCCCTGACCATACTTATCAGATATACCATCTAAAAATTTCTTTTCCTCTGATTGAATTGATTTTAAGGCTTCCTCTAAGTCAACTTCTTGTTCATCTAATCTAATTTGAGCCATTTTTAATTGTCCGAATTGATTTTGAACATTTTGATAACTAAGTTGTATGTTTTGAACTTGTTTAAGTTCTTCTTCTGTGAATTTTACTTCTTCTGGCATTATAACCTCCATTTATGAATTATTAACTAAACTATATATAAATATATATAAATTTAAAAAACGAGTAAATTATTTTCCTACTTGTTTATCTGTAGCGTCACCCTCTTGTGTAAAGGTAACTCGTGATGGTGTTGTGAATTTTTTCATATTTGATACTTTATTTGTAATTACTGAATTTAAATATTCTGGTAATAAATAAGCTTTTGATGTAACACTAAATGTTGATTTAATAAATCTCTCACCATCTTGATTCATTTCTGATGCATCTGATACACTATCAATAGTACATAAGAATTTATTATTCGTCCCATCACCCCAATATGTATGTGATTGGTCTACAAAAGATTCCACTAATGGATTCATTTGTTCTATAAAGTTTGTCCATAGTATAAATTCGTAAGTTACATCTGTATAGTTTGGCATTCCAGTTGTGATTACATCATAAGAAGGTTGAACTCCTTGTTGAACTGAAAATCTATCATATTGATTATCTTTACTCCATTTATTAGCTCTTACAACATCTATTTGGTTTCTACCAACATCATGAGGAAATGATTGTCCTGATAAATCATTTCTTGAAACCTCTGTTCTTCGTAACATAATTAATGGTAAGATTAATGAATTGTTTTTATCTCTTAATACCCCTCTTTTTCTAACCGCTTTCCATCTTTCTTCATTTCCATAATAAACAGGTATTTTAAAAGTTTCATTAGCTTCTCTAACTCTTGGTTTCATTACATTCTTGACATGATTCAAAACTGCAGTATCAACATCTTTTAAAGTGATGGAATAATTATCAGCAAAATTATTACCTGGTATGATGGTTGTTTCTCTATTACCACGAATTGTAGTTCCTTTAGTAGAAACTTCATTAGCTCTATTCACTAACTCTCTATTCACCACTTGTTTGTTTGTAATTTTATTAACGGCCATTTCGTCTTCTCAGTTTTTTTAATTTATCTAATTTATTATTCACTTTACCTTTTACTTCTTCTGATTTAATACTACTCATATCAGCCTTACCAATTGCAATTTCTTTCTTAATATCTACCTCAATGGCTTTCACACCTGTTTGACTTGGTGTATCAAAGTTATCTAATTTATTCATCAACTTACCCATCATCTGTTCCATCTGTAAGTTACCATTTGGTTCAGGTGTATAAGTGTGTTTTTTCTCACCATACACATCTTCATCTTCTCTAACATTACCACTAACTTCAACCTTTGGTTTAGGTGTTTCTTGATAATTAGGATTAGAAGTATCAAACTTCGTAATTTTCTTATGTGTGATTTGTTGAACAGCCATTTATTTTCTCTTTTTAATTCTAGCTATTTGTTTTTTAGTTCTACCAAATTTATTTAGTAAATCGTTTTTCTTTCTTCTCGCTTGTTTTCTTAATTTAGCTGCTTTGTTTGGCACTATCTTGGTCTCTCTTCTATTTGTAACGATGATAATCTTGAACGATGTGCAGTTGCTACAATGTTGTGTTTAAAGTTTGGATGTCCCGCAAACAATTGTGGTTCTGTTGTTCCATTGATTTCCCAATAATAATCATTCCAATCTACAATATCACCAGTCTCAGGATAAAAATTCAATGAACCACTTGATAAATTTTCTCTTTGGAAAAACATTTCAATTGAAGAATTAGTGTCTGCACCAAACTCATCTTGAGTTACTTCAGGTTCATT